CGGATCACGATCGACACGGTCAAGGTGGACCGCAACGGCTACCGGTCCAACCTGAGCCGGGAGAAGATCCTGGCCCACGAGCTGTTCCACACGTTCGGCTACGCGCACTCCAGCTCGGGCCGCAACCTCATGCGGCCCAAGATGAGCCAGATTCGCCTCTGGCTGACGACCGGTCAGCGCCGGTACCTCGCCGCGCGGTAGCGTGGCGCTGAGCGTGAGCCCGCCCGACCTCCCCGTCCGGGCGGGCTCCGTGCTTTCCAGGCATGGCGGGGAGGATGTGAATGCCCCCCGGTCTCCGGCTACAGTGACAGCATGTCGAAACCGGTAGAGCCCCTGGGCAAGAACAACAACCCGGGTGGTGCCCGGTGGTGCGACGAACACGCCACGCTGGAGTGCACCAAGAACCGGACCAAGGGCCGGGGGCCGTGCCACAAGCGCGCGATTCGCGGCACCGACGCATGCGACATGCACTCGGGCCTACGCCGGGACGTGGCGCACGCCCAGGGCGAGACGCGCGTGGAGATCGCCAAGATCACGGCGTGGAACCCGCACGGTGAGCCCACCAAGCTGGACGCCGGGATGACCGTGCTGGCCATGCTCCAGATGACCTACCTCCGGGCGGGCATGTACGCCGAACTCCTCCGCCAGCAGGTGGCCACCGAGGGCGACACGGCCGAGGGGATCGAGGAGGGCGGCCGGTCGCCGGACGGCTCGGGCCTGATCGGCTACCGGTACGGCGCGGCGGGCAAGGACGGCGTGATCTACGTCCAGTCCGAGGAGGTCCGCGCGCTGGTCAACCTGGAGGCGGCCGAGCGCGACCGGGTGGTGAAGTACGCCAAGGTGGCCCACGACATGGGCATCTCCGAGCGGATCACCTCGCTGGCCGAGCGCTGGGGCGACGTGGTGGCCGGGCGCGTGGTGCTGCTGCTGGACGCCCTGGACCTCTCCCCCGAGCAGGCCGTGAAGGTTCCGGCGCTGCTGACCCAGCACCTGGGCTCGATCGACCTGGACCAGATCGAGGCAGTCCCCTCGCCATGATGTTCCGGGCGTGGCGGCCGTGCGGAGCCTGTGACGAGCTGGTCCCGGCGGACGATGGGTGCGAGCACTGGCGGCCGGGCCTGAGCCCCAAGGCGGCCGATTCGCGCGAGCGGCGCCGGGTGGTCAACGAACGGCTGGCGGAGTTCCGCCGGATGATGAGGCTGGGGGAGACGTGACCGGTATCGACCTGGCGGGCAAGGTGCTCGCGCGGACGCGGATCGCGCGCTGGCGGGACTCGCCCACGGCCTGGGCTCACGACGTGCTCAACGTCCGGCTGGCGGGCTACCAGTCCGAGATCCTGGACGCCCTCCCCGTGCACCGGCGCGTGGCCGTGAAGGGGCCGCACGGCCTGGGCAAGTCGTTCTCGGGCGCGCTGCTGGTGAACTGGTTCGCCACCACCCGGGACATGATGGGCAAGGACTGGAAGATCATCACCACGGCCAGCGCGTGGCGCCACCTGGAGGTCTACCTCTGGCCCGAGATCCACAAGTGGGCCGACCGGATCGACTTCACCAGCCTGGGGAGGGCGCCGTACAACCGGCGGACCGAGCTGCTGGACCTGAGGCTGAAGCTGCGTTACGGCGCGGCCACGGCGGTGGCCAGCAACCAGCCCGAGCGGATCGAGGGCGCGCACGCCGAGGAGCTGCTGTACCTGCTGGATGAGGCCAAGATCGTGCCCCCGGCCACGTGGGACTCGATCGAGGGCGCGTTCTCCAACGCTGGCCCCGACACGGCGGACAACGCGTACGCGTTCGCCATGAGCACGCCGGGCGCCCCGGCTGGCCGGTTCTACGACATCCACCGGCGGGCGCCCGGGTACGAGGACTGGTGGACCAAGAGCGTGACGCTGGAGGAGGCCGTGGCGGGCGGCCGGATCTCGCGCGCCTGGGCCGAACAGCGGGCGCTCCAGTGGGGCCGGGACTCGGCGGTCTACCACAACCGCGTGCTGGGCGAGTTCCACGCCAGCGACGAGGACAGCGTGATCCCGCTGGCGTGGCTGGAGGCGGCTAACGAGCGCTGGTATGAGTGGGACCGGGCGGGACGCCCGGCCCAGGGCGGCCCACTCTGGGTGGGCGTGGACGTGGGCCGGGGCGGGGACGAGTCGGTCCTGGCGCACCGGGATGGACCGGCGCTCTGGCTGGACGGCTGGCGCTCGCGCGACACCATGAACACGGTGGCGATGCTCCAGGGCCTGGACGAGCGGCCCATCATCGACGTGATCGGCGTGGGCGCCGGTGTCTACGACCGGGCGCGCGAGGTGGGCCTGAAGGCCATCGCGTACGTGGGCTCGGGCAAGACCCAGGTACGCGAGCGCTCGCGCAAGCTCGGGTTCGCCAACGTCCGGAGCGCGGCCTACTGGAACCTCCGGGAGCTGCTGGACCCGGCATTCGAGCCGACGCTGATGCTCCCCCCGGACGACCTGCTGACCTCCGACCTGACCACGCCACATTGGCAGGTGACCACCGGCGTGCCACCCAAGATCCAGGTGGAGAAGAAGGAGGACGTGGTGGCCAAGCTCGGCCGGTCGCCGGACCGGGGCGACGCGGTGGCTATGTCGTTCTGGGCCGACCGGATCCAGGCGACGAACTTTGCCGCTCCCCAGGGCACCATGCCGACGACCAAGCTCGGGCTGGTCAAGCGGTAGCTGGCCCCTTAACGTCGCACCTCCCCGATCTGTCCGGGGTTCCGGGCAAAGTGTGACGCACGTCACCGGGGGTTTCCGGGTGCGGACCGACCTACAAGAACGACGGGTGAAGGGCGTTGACACTTTGCAGGCATCACGGTAAGGTATTCACATGGCAACAAACGGACCGTACTCCTGGGGGAACGGACCCCAGCCGAAAAAGAAGGGCCTCGTGGCCAAGCTGATCGAGCTGGCCGTGACGGGGACCAAGAAGCCCAAGAAGCCGAAGAAGTAACCGAGGAGGGGGCCGGGCGACCGGCCCCCGGACGGGGAGAGAGCAATGGCAGAGCAGAACGAGCGCGACTGGGAAGCGGCGGCCCGAGCCCGCCTGGAGCGGGTGGCGGCCGGTGTGGTAGATGACCTCCGGAAGGTGGCCGATGACATCGAGCGCGAGGCCCGGCACAACCTGGCGAGTGCCGCGAAAGCGGACCGTGACTACGACTGGCAGGGCTACCCCCGGGCGGCCGGTCAGATCGTCCACAGCCTTCAGACCCTGCTGTTCAACCTGAAGCTGGACAGCCTGGTGGACGCGGCGGCCGACGCCGAGAAGGCGTACCAGGAGAAGGCGGCGGCTCGGGCGGCGGCCAAGCCGGTGGCCGAGCCGGTGGTGGACAAGGGCGGCCAGCTCGGGGTAGCGGGCCAGCGTGGCGCCCAGCGGGCGCTCCGCGTGCTGCTGGAGGAGCTGGACGGCTGGATCGAGGGCCAGCAGGCCAACCACCAGGCGAGCCCGCACCGGGGCGAGAACCGGGGCGAGGAGTGCTGGCGGCTGTGGGCTCCGGCCGACTTCCGCAGCATGGTCAATGACGCGGCGCGCCGGGTCGGGGTGCCGGAGTTCCCGGCCCCGGCCGAGCGGCCCGAGGACAAGGAGCTGGAGCGATGAGGGTCAGCAACCGGTGGGCACTGCCGGGCGTGGTGTTCTACGAGGTGGAGGACCACGGGTTCACCTCCTACGAGGGCCGCCCGATGTACGCGTACGGGATCGAGCAGCACGAGGCGGACGGGAGCCCGGCCAACAACCTGGACCATCGGGGCCTGCCCAAGATGGGCGAGTTCTACGAGAGCCTGGACCGGGCGCTGGTGGCCTACGTGGGCGAGAAGTACACCGGGCCGCGCGGCGCCGGTGGCTCGGGCGTGGGCACGGCGGCCGACTGGTTCATGCGGATGATCGGCGCCGACACGCTGGTGACGGTGGACTACCAGAGCGGCCAGACCGCGCTCCAGGAAGTGCTCCACGAGACCCAGCGCGAGGACGGCCCGCTGTACCGGCGGGCGCGCGCCATCACCGACCGGCTGGAGGCGCGCGGCCTGACCATCGCCACGCACAACGATGGCGGCAAGATCGGGGCTTGACACTTAAACGTCATGGCTGTAAGGTAGTTCTCAGAGCAAGCGAGAACAACTCCACAGAGAGGCCCACCAGCCATGATGAGCATCGATGACCTGGCCGTCCGGACCGCAGCGAAGGACGGGGACGAGGTGGACGCCTTCAGCCAGAAGGCACGGCGGGCGCTGAAGTGGCGCCGGGGCGAGGTCCGGGGGATCAAGACCCGGGCCACCCGGCGCAACCGGCGCCAGGCGCGCGAAGCACTGAGGGTCGAGCGGTACTGAGGGACTGAAGCCCCGGGGAGCGAGAGCACCCCGGGGCTTCACTGTGCCCGGCGCCGGGTACACCATTGATCTCGGAGGTGGGGACGATGGTCTCATCACGTGGCGGCAAGTACGGGTTCGTCTACAAGCACCGTCAGCGGGTCTATCGGGCGCTCCGGCGCCAGGGCAAGTCCAAGACGGTGGCGGCCAAGATCGCCAACGCGGGCAACACGCACGGCCAGCGCTCGCGGATGGCCCGCAAGGCGGCCCGCACCCGGCGGTCTCGCGGCGGCCTGTGAGCGGCCCTCTCCTCCCCTTGAAGCTGTTACTGTGAGGTGAGGAAGGGAGGCATCATGACGGATGCTGAGGGCGCCGCTGCGGGCGGCACCGTGAACCTGGACCCGGCCACGGCCGACCTGGCCGCTCAGCCGGTGGACGAGCCGGTGGAGCCGGGACCGGGTGACCACGACGGCGGGGTCTGGGGCGGCGTGGCCGCGACGGACGACGACGGGATCCCGGACTTCGATGGCGAGGACTCCGAGGAGGTGGAGGCGACGCTGGGGGACGACACCTACAGCGACGCCGAGGCCGTGGACGGAGAGGGGCCTCAGGCGTGACCAAGTACAGCCAGAACGGGTACGTGGCCTGTGACTCCAGCCTGATCGGTAAGTACACCGTGCCGGGCTCCAGCGTGAAGATCAACCTTCGCAAGGGCGATGTCTCGGTGGTCCTGCTGGACTTCCTGGGCTGGTACCACAAGGAGATCGAGCCGCTGAAGCAGGCGGACACGGGCGGCTACAACTGCCGGAACATCGCCGGGTCCACCAAGCTGAGCAACCACGCCAGCGGCACGGCCGCCGATGTCCGGTGGCAGGACCACGTCCAGGGCAAGCGCAACGCTGGCTTCAGCTCGGCCGAGGTCTCCAAGATCAACGCCAAGCTGAAGGAGTACGGCGGAGCCATCCGCTGGGGGAACAACTACTCCGGCACGCCGGACGCCATGCACTTCGAGATCAACCAGGGCGCGGCGGCCGTCAAGAAGCAGGCCGACCGGATCCGGGCGCGCAACGCCAAGCCCGCCCCGGCCAAGCCCCCGGTGAAGACCCCCGCCGGTCTGCCGGTGCACGCGCCGGGCTCGCGCACGCTGAAGCGTGGCGTGTCCCCGGGCACGGACGTGGCGTTCGTCCAGCGCTGGATCGGCCCGAGCCGGATGGGTCCGGCGGACGGCATCCCCGGCCCCAAGTTCGAGGCCGGTGTGAAGTGGTGGCAGGGCAACCACTTCGGGTGGAATCACCCGGACGGTGTCCTGGACAAGGGCGGCCAGTCCTGGCGCGCCATGGGTCACTAGGGGAGGGAGACCCCCTTTGCGACAGGTGAAGATTTTCGGCAAGGAGCCCGCGCTGATCATCGGGTTGATCGGCGCCGTGGTCTCGTGGGTGGCAACGCTCGGCTGGCACTGGCTGAACGCGGGCCAGGCCACGGCCATCATCACGTTCATCTCGGGCCTGCTGATCGCGCTGACCACGCGGCCGTGGGGACCGGCGCTGTTCGTGGCCGTGGTCTCGGCCGGGGCCGCGCTGTTCGGTGAGTACGGGCTGAACATCAGCCAGGCGGCCGTTGCCGGTCTGGGCGCCATCGTGCTGGCCGGGTTCGCCCTGTTCGGCATCCGGCCCCAGGTGACCCCGGCGGCCGACCCGGCGCCCACGGCGCTGAACACCGGCCAGGTACGCTGACCGCGCTCGCAACTGCATGACGAGAGGCCCGGACCAACGGCGGTCCGGGCCTCTCGGTGTGTCAGGACTTCTTCTTGCCGTCACCCCAGAGCCCGGCTATCTGCTTCCAGAGCCATGCTCCCGAGCTGGACTGGACCCTCACTTCGGCCTTGCCGATCGGCGGCCGGGACTTCTTCTTCCCGTCCCCCGTGCTCGGCTGGCCGTGGCGTCCTGGCATCTCGTGCCCCTCTCTGCTGTTGTGCCCTCTACGTTACCGCCATGACTGTGAAGTGTCAACCCGGTGGAGGCCGTGCGCCCGGCGGCCACCTCGGGGCGCACCGGCAACCGCGACGAGGCGCCCGTGGCGCCGTCCGTTGCGATCGTCCTGGGAGCCGAACCCATCCTCCGGCCGGAGCCGGAGAATTGCCCGGCCCGCCCACCACCGGAACGACCGGTTGGGGAACGGGCCGGACATCAGTTCTTGCCGCCCTGACCGCTGTTGCCGTCCGCGCGGCCCCCGCCGGTCCCGCTGTTGCCCGGCCCGGTGTTGCCGCCGGACCCGCCCCCGGCGTGACCCGAGCCGCGCCCGGCGTTGCCGTGGCGGCCCGTCCCGTCGTTGGCGTGGGAGCCGCTGCTCCCGCCCGTGCTCTTGGCCATCGTGCCCTCCTCCCCGGGGAACTTCCCCGTCCTGACTTCAATGTTACCGGACCGGCGCCGGGTGGTCCAGCCCGCAACGTGCCACATCAGTGGCCGGGCTACCCGCCAGTAGAGCCAGTCCCTCAACGGCGGCCCTTGACGTAGGCGACGGCGGCGGCAATGGCCACCACGATGATGGCGAACTCCAGGTGATACCCGATGTCGATCACAGGACCTGGGCCTCCTTGGTCGTCTCCCACGAGAACTTGGTGATGCCGTTCGGGGCCTGGCTGAACAGCTCCTGGACCCAGCCCGGTGCCGTGGCCAGCCGCTCGGTCTCGCGGTACGCCTTGGGGCGGTAGGTGCGGTCCGCCCGGACGTGCTCGCTGGGCTGGCCGGACTTCTTGATCGTGTAGCCGGAGACGTAGATCGAGCGGGCCTCCCCGTCGGTCACGACGATGCGCGCCTTGTCCGGCGCGATGAGCCGGGGCTGGAGGTGCCACTCCTCGGTCACGTTGAGGGTCGGCATGCCCTCCAGGGCCAGTTCGATGGTGCGGGTGCTCTTGTCGGTGAGCACGGTTGCTCGCGGGCTCATACGTCCTCTCCCCTGCTGAAGAAATCGCGGGCTGCCTCGGTGTCCATCCGGACGAGGACCAGCCCGTTACGGGCCAGTGCGGCGGCCGTGTCGTGGGCCAGGTCCACCTCGTCCGAGGTGACCGCTTGCATGGCCTTGATCAGTTCGTCCACGGTCTCGCGGTTGTCCAGCGCGCGGCGGGCCACGAGCCAAGCCGCGCTGTCTCCCTTGGTCATGCTTGCCAACGTACCAGTCATGGCGGTAAGGTTGCAACCAGAACGAGGGAGGCAGGATGGCAAAGCTGGTGATCGTCCACGACGTGGACCCGTGCATCGGGATCACGCTGGAGGAGGTGCTACCGGGCGACCCGGACAGGGCGCGCGGCTGGCACGGCACGTGCACCGAGTGCGGGCACGTCATGCACCGGTGGCGCCAGGACAACGCCATCTGCGACGCACAGGCGCACGTGGACCGCCACCCGGCCGTACTGGTCGGTGGCGACACGGACGCCCTGGTCCGGACATGAGAGCGGCCGGGCTGACGAGACCCGGCCGCACCCTGAACAGGAAGGAGAAACGCACCGTGGACAACCGGCAGACCAAGCCTACTGGCCCAGTGCCCTCGCGGGGGTCGCTGATCTACAACGGCGCGCTGGGCCTGGCGGCCCTCGTGGCCACCGGCTGGATCCTCTGGGGAGCCGAGACGGACCGGGAGTACGCCGGTGCCGTGCTCGGCGTGATGCTGAGCCTGGGCCTGCTGGCCACGGCGGCAACCGGGGCCATCGCGCGCTCGCTGGCCGCCATGACCGCTCAGCGCGAGACGCTGGCCGAGGCGATCGAGCAGGCGGGCTATACGGCCGAGGACGGCCTGGACTGGCTGGAGCGCCAGCCGGGCTCGCCCACCTACAAGCCGGGGCCGTACTGATGACGCGAGGGGAACCGAGTGTGAGAACGACCAAGGCTGACGAGATCCGCCAGCGGATCATCGACCTGGCGCGCGACGAGGAGAGCGGCTGGGAGCCGGTGCCCTCGGTGGCCGGGCTGACCATCCGGCGCACCACCGAGCACGAGACGCCGGAGTACGCGAGGGCCAAGCCGGGCGAGGGCGCCGGGTTCGGTACGTGGGACCAGCCCACCTATCACTCGCACGTGTTCGTCACGCTGGTGGGCCGGAAGGTGATCGTGGGCTACGCGGCGTGTCCCTGGGTCGGCCGGACGGACTCCGAGACCCCGTACTGGCTGACCGAGGCCATCCTGGCGGACCACACGCTGGCGGGCGATTACCAGCGGATCAACGCGATGCGCGCCGAGCGCAAGAAGGCAAGGCCATGAGAGGAGGTGCGGCATGGGGTTGCTCCCCGAGGACCGGCCGCTGACCGGTATGGAGGTGGGCCTGATCCTGGGCCTGGCCGCGCTGCTGGTCCTGTGCTGTGTGGGCGTGTCGGTGGTCAGCGTGTTTGCTGGTTGACACGTACGGGTCAAGGAGAGGGCCGCTCCGGCGGCCCTTTCTCGCCCTTGACTTTGCAGGCATGACGGGTAAGATAGAGGCGAACAGGTTGATCGAGGAGGGACGATGCAAGAGCTGATGTACCAGGCGGCCAAGGCCGTCATCTGCTGGGGCTACGCGGCTATCGCAGTAGCGCCGGTGCTGGCCTGGGCGTGGGTGACCCGATGAGTGCGGGCTACCTGAAGAAGTGCAGCAACGGCCGAGCGCCCAAGAAGCAGCACGCCACCCAGGAGGAGGCCGAGGGCCAGCGCGCCCAGCTCATCGGGCGGGGCGTGTGGACGGCGGGCGGCTCCAACACCTACTTCTGCAACCAGTGCGGTTGGTGGCACGCGGGCTCGCTGGGCCGGGCCAACCGGGGCAAGGGCCGTAAGCAGACGGCTAAGAACACGCCGCGCTTCCTGGCCACGCAGTGACCGCCGAACTGGTCCGGCCAGCGCGCCGGGGGACGACGAACGGCAACGCCCGGGGAGGAAGTGACGAGCGACGCCGTAGGCGAGCCTGGCTGGTCGAGACGTACCGGGCCAACGTGGACGTGATCGCCATCGACCTGTTCCACGGCCCGCTCGTGGTGGAGGTGGTGATCGGCACCGAGGGCGCCGAGCCCGCGTGCCGGTGCTACCGGTGCGGCCAGCTCCTGACGGTGGACACGGTCACGGTGGACCGGATCAAGCCCGGCTGTCACGGCGGCACGTACCGGCGGGACAACATCCGGCCCGCGTGCGGCACGTGCAACAGCAGCACCGGCGCGACCGTCCGGCGCAAGAAGTGAGGGCGCAACGAGGAGCCCGCCTGGTGATGCGGCTGGGCGGCTCGGTGGAGGACAAGGCGCTCCGGCGGCCGTGCCCTAAGTGCGAAGCGGCCGTGGGCCACCGGTGCGTGCGGATCGTGGCGGGCACCGGTGAGCGCATCCCGGTCAAGCGGATACATCCCGAGCGCAAGGAGGAGCCCAGTGCCTGAGTTCGAGGTGGGCGCGGCCGTGTTCATCGACCACGACCCGGACGGTCAGGGCTCGGGGCCGTTCTCCGGTCTCTCGGGCGGGCGCGTGATCGAGGTGATCCCGTATCCGGAGCCCTACCCGGTGCTCTACGTGATCCGGACGCCGGGGCGAGCGGACTTCCCCTACGTCGCTGACCGGCTCCGGCGGGCCAGGTGCCACAACCCTGGGCACGAGCATGACGAGCAGCGGCGCCCGGTGTACTTCTGCCCGGACCGAGGGCACCGGCCCGAGGACGGCCAGGTGATCGAGCTGGACGCCGGGGTCTGATCCCCTGAAGGAAGTCGGCCCGGTGGCGTCCAGCGAGGCGCGGCCGGGCCGCTTCGCGTTGTATACCCCCCCGGGGCATGGTTGATCGGGCTGGCCTTGGTTCCCCCGATCACCCCTCTGCCCCCGGTCCCAACTTCCCAGGCATGCGCGCCGGGCGGGCCACGACCCTGGGGGGAGCGGGGGAACTGGGGCTACCCTCACCACCTATACATACGCGAGAAACATGCTCTTGCCCTGGGCGCGCGGCGGGCGCACACATGCACGCACGCGGGCGCGAGGGGGTGAGGGTAGCCCCAGTCCCGCCAGGTCCCCCCGCCCCGAGGGCGTGAGGGCCGCTGAGGGGTCCGTGGTACGCTGAGGTATGCCTGTTAACCCTGAGGACGTGACGCGGCTCCTGGGCGGTCTGAAGCCCGGCGCCACGTACACGGCCAAAGCCCTCTACCGCCAGTACGCCCAGAACATGGCGCGCGACGAGCGCGAGCCCGAGCACCCGGTGTCGCTCGGCGTGGCGCTCCGGGACTACGGGTGCGTGAAGACCCGCATCCGGCGCCGGGTCTCCGGCCATCAGCACGAGGAGGCGGGTTGGACCCTCCCCATGGCCGCGCCCGGTCCGCTCGCGGTGGACCCCGTGGCCGAGACGGTCCGCTCGTTCGAGGTGACTGGCTTCTATCCGGAGGACGACATCTACGGGCGCTACCTGAAGCTGTGCGCGCGCAACCACCACGCGCCGCTCCCTCGGGCTCGCCTCATGGCCGCGCTGACCCGGGCCGGTCACCCTCGCCAGAGCTACAACCGCCGGGTCTGCCGGTGGTTGAACGTCCCGGGGTCATGACGGTGAAGTGTCAACGTGGCGCCTGGGCCGAGATGTCCCCCGAGCACGTACGATGTGGCCATGACTGACCCGGTGCTCCTGCTGATCTACGCGCTGGCGGTCGCGCGCGTGACGGGCCTGATCGTCAGCGACTCGATCACCGAGCCCGCCCGGGACCGCCTGGTGGATTGGCTGGACGACCGGCCGCATACCCTGGGCGCGGCCATCGCCACGCTGATCACCTGTCCGTGGTGCGCCGGTATGTGGGTGGCCCTGGTCGCCTCCCCGTTGGTCTGGTTCTGGGGCCACTCGCCCGTCATGCTGATCGTGGCCATCGCCCTGGCCTTCAGCCAGGTCACTGGCATGATCTCGAACCTGGGGAGGTAACCCGTGGCCCTCCGCCGTCCCGCCCTGGCCGATCCGCTGGCCCGGCGCTCAACCGCTCGCCGCTCGATCACGGCGGCCACGGCCGTGGTGGACCTCGGCGCGGCCAGCTCGTGGAAGACCTGGAAGTTCGGGAACACCGAGTGGCAGACCGAGGCGTGGCGGCTCCACGACATCGTGGGTGAGCTGCGCAAGCTGGCCGGGCGCGTGGGTGACTCGGTGGCCCAGGCGCGCCTCTACGTGGCCGAGCTGGACGAGCGTGGCGAGGAGGTGGGCGAGACCCAGGACATGCGGATCTCGGCGCTGGCCGGGATCCCGATGGGCACCGGCGCCCAGCGCGACGATCAGCTACGCCTGGCGGGCACGGACCTGGCCGTGGGTGGCGAGTGCTGGATCATCGGTGAGGGCGCGGCCACCGACCCCGAGAAGGCCGAGGGCGCCTGGTTCACCGTGACCGGCGCCGCGCTGAAGCGCGAGGGCGGCCTGGTCAAGGTCAAGCGGCCCCAGATCCTGGGCGGCAAGACGCTGACGCTGACCGACGGCGTGGACCTGCTGATCCGCTGCTGGCGCCCGCACCCCAACGAGGTGGACCAGCCCGACTCGTTCGCGCGTGCGGCCATCGTGCCGTTGCGCGAGATCGAGCTGTTGACCAAGCGCGAGTTCGCCGAGCTGGACTCGCGGCTCACCGGCGCCGGTGTCATGTTCCTGCCCGAGGGCGTGGACTTCCCCCGGGAGGCGACCGACCCCGAGGGCCTGGCCGGGTTCATGGCCTACCTCCAGCGCGCGGCGGCGGCCAGCATCCAGGACCAGAGCGACGCGCGCGCCGTGGTGCCGATCATGGCCACGCTGCCCGAGCACCTGATCCAGTACGTGGAGCAGTTGAAGCCGCTCACGTTCTGGTCCGAGCTGTCCGCCGAGATCGCGCCGATGAAGGACCGCGCCATCTCCCGGCTGGCCAGCATGGCCGAGATCCCGGCCGAGGTGCTGACCGGCATCGGGGACGCCAATCACTGGACGGCCTGGCTGATCTCGGACGAGGGCATCCGCTGGATCCAGGGCTACCTCGGCCTGATCGCGGACGCGCTGACGCGGGGGTTCCTGCGGCTGGCCCTGTCCAAGATGGGCATCACGAACCCCGAGCGCTACGCGTTCATGTTCGACACGTCCACCCTGGCGGCCAAGCCCAACCGGCTGGACGAGGCGATCCAGCTTCACGATCGGTTCCTGCTCTCGGACCGCGAGGTGGTCAAGGCCGCTGCTTTCGACCACGAGCAGATGCCCAAGCCCGAGGAGCGCGCGGCCCAGATCCTGCTGAAGCTGGTCCAGGCCAAGCCCGAGCTGATCCTGGACCCCAACGTCCAGGCGGCCCTCGGCCTGCCCACGGTGACCGTGGTCGGCCCGGCGCCGACTCAGCCCGCCGTGGGGGGAGCGGGCGACGGGGAGCCGGAGGGCGACGAGCCCCCGGCCGACGGGCCGCCCAACGGCGGCACGGCGCCGGACACGCCCACGGACAACGGCGCCGAGACGCGGGCGCTCACCGACGCGCTGAGCGCGCGCATCGACCGGATGGCCCTGGCTCCTCCCTCCCCGGAGCGCGTGTTCAACGCGGCGGCCAAGCTCACCGTGTACCGCGCCCTGGAGCTGGCGGGCGGCCGGTTGGCCACGCCAGCCGAGCGCCGGGGCCGGTGGGCCGAGGTGCCGCGCCACGAGCTTCACCATTGGGTCGGCCCGATCTCGGCGGAGCGCGCGGCCAAGGTGACCGAGGGCGCCTGGAACCACGTGCCCACCCTGGCGGCCGATCTCGGCGTGGACCCGCTGGCGCTCCGCGCGCTGCTGGAGGGCTACGTGACCGAGCTGCTGACCCGGGGCGTGCGCCACCACGATGACCTCCTGTACGCCGCGCTGGACATGGCGAACCGAGGCCGAGGGCTGGTAGCGGCATGAGGCCCGTGCGAGTCCCGCCCAGCCAGGAGGACGACGTGTACCGCGCGACGCGCGCCGAGGTGGAGCGGCGCCAGCCCCCGCCTCCCGACCCGCCCGAGCCGGTGGTGATCCACCGTGGCCGGTAGCGCGTGGAACGGCAAGGGGACCGATCCCTGGCTCCCCCAGCGGCTGGACGCCCGGCTGGAGATCAGCGCCACCGAGCGCGACATCCGGAACGCGTTCTGGGCCGAGCTGTCCGGCTGGCTGGTCGAGACCGCTCGGGCCGTGCTGCGGTCCGGCCGACGCCCGGACCCGGACGCGGTCTGGGCGCGCGTGCCCGCGTGGCGCGAGGCCGTGGAGCTGATCCTGAACGGGGAGATCCTGAAGGCGCTCGGCGTGGCCTACCAGCGGCTGTTCGGGGACAGCTACCGGTGGGAGGCCCGGACGTTCGTCACCAACTACCTGGCCGAGGTGCGCAACCGGCTGGTGGGCATCCCCGAGGAGGTCTACGCGCTTGTCGCGCACGAGGTGGCCACGGGCGTCAACCTGGGCGAGGGGATACCCGACCTCCGGGCGCGCATTGACAATGTCCTGTCAACCACGGCGTCCGACCGGTGGCCGAACCGGGCAACCGTCATCGCGCGTACCGAGGCCATCGGCGCGATGAACGGCGGCCGGGCCGACTCGTTCGCCGCGTACGCGGAAGAGACCGGCGAGGAGCTGGAGCGGGTCTGGCTGGCCACCGACGACAACCGCACGCGCCACACGCACAACGTGGCGGACGGCCAGCGCCAGCCGCTCGGCCAGCCGTTCATCGTGGGCGGGTTCGAGCTGAGGTTCCCGGGTGACCCGCTCGGGCCGCCCCAGGAAGTGATCCAGTGCCGGTGCACCATGCTCCTGGTGGCGCCGGGCGAGGAGCTGGACCTGAGCAACCGCCAGAGCCGCCGGTCCCGGTAGCCTGGTCACGACGAGGAGGAAGCCATGGGTACGAAGTTCCGGACGCTGCTGGCGCCCATCGGCCTGTCCACGGGTGACGGCCGCCGGTTCGCCGAGGGCAGCATCACCCTGGCGGACACGCCGTTCCCGCTGGAGTGGGCGCGTGCGCGCGAGGGCGGCCACGATGGCGCGGTGGGCATCGGCGTGGTCAACCAGGCCAAGATCATGACGATCGCCCAGGCCATCGATGGCGGCTGGATCGACGGGTCCAGCGTGGCCAAGCTCGATCCCGCCTCCAAAGGCGTGTTCGGCCAGGGGGAACTCTTCGATGACGTGAACCGGGAGGAGATGCCCCGGCTGGCCGAGGACGTGGCCGAGGCCACGCACCTGATCACGGCGGGCACGCTCGGCCCCTCGGTCGATCTGGACTCGTTCGAGGCCAAGGCCGTGATGGCCGGGACGGACGAGGAGATCACGTACGAGGCGCTGGAGGCGTACTACGAGGAGCACGGCACCGAGCCGCCGGTGGAGCTGCTGATCACTCAGGGCCGGGTGCGCGCCGGTACCCTGGTCAGCATCCCAGCGTTTGCCGAGACCTCGGCGCCGCTGGAGCTGATCGCGCCGGAGCCGATCGTGGCCGCCGAGGGGGAGACCACCGAGCAGGCCCAGGCGCGCGAGCGCGACCGGGTGGCGGCCCTGGTCGCCTCGGTCAGCACCCAGGCCCTTCCGCGCGCCGGTGCTTTCGAGCGCCGGGAGCTGGCCGGGCCGACCCCGGCCACCTGGGACTTCACCACCGGCGAGGTCTACGGCCACCTGGCCACCTGGGGCACGTGCCACGTCGGCTACCCGGGCACGTGCGTCACCCCTCCCCAGGACCCGACGCCGGGCGCGCCCTACTCCTGGTTCAACCGCTACGCGGTCGAGACCGACGAGGGCACCGTGTGGGCCGGTCGCATCACCGTGGGCGGGCGGCACGCCGAGCTGTCCCTGGCGGCCAGCCAGGCCATGGCGGTCCACGACAACAAGACCACGGCCGCGTGGGTGCGGGTCTACGAGGATGACCACGGGATCGCGTTCTCCGGCGTGATCGAGACCGGGCTTACCCCGGCCGAGATCGACACGCTGAACCGGCGCAAGGTGTCCGGCGACTGGCGCGAGGCGTCCGGGGAGCTGGCCCTGGTGGAGCTGCTGGCGCTGAGCAACGGTCCGCGCTCCCAGTCCGAGCCGGGGTTCCCGGTGATGGCCCACACCCGCAACGGCCGCCAGACCGCGCTCGTGGCCTGCCTCGGCCCCGAGGTCGGCCACGCGCTGACCGCCGGGCGGCGGGCGGCCCCCGTCCTGGACACGGCCGCCCTGGCGCGCGCCGTGGTGGACGAGCAGGAGCGCCGGGCGGCGGCCGAGGCGCTGGCCGGTATCGTGGAGGCCGACGACCAGCAGCGGGGCGCCGGTGCGCGCGCCGAGCTGGTGACGATGCTCGGGGAGGAGTGAACCGTGTGTAGCTGCGGCAAGAACAAGACGACCAGCGCGCCGAGCGGCGGCCGGGTGACGGTCCAGACGCCCAACGGGCTGAAGATCACCAAGCCCAGCCAGTTGGCGGCCGAGACGTACGTGGCCGGTCACCCCGGCGCCAAGATCGTCTAGCGCTCTCCGGAGCGCTGGACCCGAGGCCAGGTACTTCCCGCAAACGATCGCCGGGGAGCTGAGCACGGAAGCGCGCGACCTACGCCACCTCGGATGCGGAGAAGGCCCGGACCTCGCGGTCCGGGCCTTCCTCGTTCACTCCGCCAGTTCGCCGGTGTTGTCCACGTAGGTGACGAGCACCCCCTGGCGGATCCCCTCGGCGGTCAGCTCCCGGATGAAGGTGGCCGGGTCATCGGTGACCCGGGTGGTCATCTGGCGGTCGCGGCCAGCGGTGGTGTCCCGCACGTCCACGAAGTACCGGCCCTCCACCCGCGTGTCCGTGCTGATACCGACGCGCGCCTCAACGGTCTTGTCCATGATCGGTGATTCCCCTCTGGAGTTTTCAACCCGGCCCCGCCGGACAAGAACTACATTACAGTCTTGACTGTGAAGTGTCAAGGGAAGGCCCCCGGCCAATTGACCGGGGGCCAGTCTCTGGGGGCCTCAGCCCTCGGCCATGCCCGCGTACGCCTCGCTGGCATAGTCCGCGTACTGCCAGTCCATCGCCTGCTCCTGGGCCGCGCTCATGAAGTGGTCGGGGCCGTAGCACGAGGACAGCGACATGCCGTGCTCGCACATCGGGTAGAGCAGGTCCCAGACCAGCGTCCAGTCCGCCGGGATGTCCGCGTAGCTGGCGCCCTTGTCGTGGTTGTCCACGGCCGCCTCATAGATGTGGGCGATGCCCGAGAACCGGCGGAGGTAGGTCAGGGCCTGGGGCTCGGTGCTGAAGCCGACCCGGCGGGCGCGCTCGGCGCCGGTGACCTGGATGTAAAAGAAGATCATCATGGCTGGTGGTCCTTCCCGGTCCCGGCGCCCGGTGCGCCGTACAAGGAAGACCTTACCGTCATGACTGTGAGGTGTCAACCCCTACGTGGCGGCCAGCTCGGCACGCCTCGGCCAGGGTCTGGCGCTGGGCGCGCACGATCCCGGCCCACCACCGGCCGCGCGCCCGGCGCCGCTCGGTGACCCCGGCCGGGGAGATGTCGTACGCCGCGCCCGAGCCGAACGAGAACCCGCCCACGGCGGGCGGCCGGGCGTCCAGCCACCGGCCCATCGCTTCGGTGCACGGCGGGCAGATCACGACCCGTACACCGTGCCGTAGACCGCCCACTCCACGGCGCTCTTGAACCCCTCCACGATGTCGCGGAAGGCCCGGCCCAGGAAGGCGCGCACCGGGCACCACACGGCCAGCACGAGGTCCCCGAACATGGCCCAGAGCACGGCGCCCAGGAAGGCCCCCAGGACACCAGCGGCCACCACGGCCAGTAGGCACACCATCACGATTGTCAGCGGGTCCAGGCCGTTCATCGCTCTGCCTCCACGGGTGCGGGAACTTCCGAGCCTTGCTCACGTTCCGCCGTGATCGCAAGACCCTCCCCGTGCACGTCGCACGTGGCCGGGCTGGCGCACGGCTCATCCCGGGCCTGGACGCGCGACGGGACGCGCGAGCGGACCTCGCGCTCCAGGCGCCGCCAGTTGTCCCGCCACACGTACCGCTCCTCGGTCTGGCCGCCGGGGTTGGGCGTCCACTCGAACGGGATCCGGCGCCAGCCGGTGAGCAGGTAGTCCGGCACCGAGCTGGCCATCCCGATGTTGCCGCCGAACGCCTCCAGGCCGACGTTGCTCAGCTTCAGGGCCGGACAGTGCCACCGTGCGTCTTTCTCCACGATCTCGATCACGCGCCCGGCGCTGGAGCCGTTGGTGATGTACTCCCCGATCCCGAACGGAACGTTGACCATTGCCGATCACTCCTTACCTAGCCGCTATGACTGTGACGTTACGCCGAGGGGGAGGGGGCTCGCAAGCCCCCTCCCGGTCCGGCTACTTGCTCGCGCAGATCGGGCCGATCCCGGCCGCCCGGCTGGCCTCGTCCGTCAGGGTCCGGCCGCACCGGCCGCACTCGCCCAGCTCGTGGCCGTAGCGGATCATGGCCGCGTGGGCGTCCTCGGCGATCAGGGCCACGATCTTGCGGATGCGGGCCACGTTGCGGATGGCGTGCCACTCGTCGCTCGCCTGAACGTCCAGGAAGACGAACCCGGCGCGCTTGCCGTTGGTGACCTTGAAGAACTTCAGGACCCCGTCCTCCTCGACCGCGTAGCGGCCGTTCGCCACCTCGGCGGCCGGGGTGCTCGGGGTGGCCTTGGCGGCGGCCTTCAGCTCCCGGACCTTGTCGATCATCTTGGTGATCCAGGCGCTGGCGTTGCCCTCGCGGCCGGGGGTCCAGTGACCGGCGGCGGTGGCCTTGGCGATCCACTCGCCGGTGCGGGCGCCCAGCTCGGCGTCCAGCTCGGTGATCTGGGCGACCAGGCTGGTCATCAGCTCGGCCTGACGGGGCGAGCGCCGGTCCAGGTTGGCGTCCACCGGGATCTCGTTCAGGAGGTCGATCTCCTCGGCCAGGCCACGCTCGGCGGGGGTCATGTAATCGTTCTCCCCGTCCAGGTCGGCCGGGAGGCCAGCAGCCGCCGCGTGGAAGGCCATCAGCCAACGCGCGGTGTGGGGGTTCTTGCGGTAGTTGCGCTCCTGAGTGCTCATCGTCCCTGGTCCCTTCGGTCTGCCTCGCTGACAAGAACTACATTACAGGCATGACTGTGGAGTGTCAACCCCTCATCCGAGAAACTTTCCAGGCGTACTAGCTTCCTAGGATGCGTGGCATCCGGGGACATTGACGCTGAGATGTCAGGTCCGGTGCTACGATCTCGCCAGAACGCGCGGTGCCTGAGCTTCGGACCGGCCGGGCGGACGAGACCTGATCCACCCGACAACCCGACTCAGGGGAGACGCGACATGTTCACCCTTCCGTTCGAGGTCCCGGCCGATCTCGGCGCGCTCAGCGCCGAGGAGTTCGCGGCATTCGCCGCCCAGGCTCGGGCCGCCGCTCGCTCCGCGCTCGCGGACAACGCGACCCCGGCCGAGGGCCTGGTGGCCTACCGGGACCTGCTGACCAACGTCCAGGGCGAGGAGACCCGCCGGACCGAGCTGGCCGCCGAGGCCGACGCGGCCCGCCAGGCGCTCGCCGGTGGCCTGCTGGACCCGGCGCCGACCCCGGAGCCGACCCCGGCCCCCGAGCCCGAGCCGACCCCGGCCCCCGAGCCGACCCCGGCCCCGGCGCCCGCCCCGACCGGCGGCACCATCGACCCGGCCCCCGAGCCGGAGCCGACCCCGGCCCCCGAGCCCGAGCCGGTGGGCGTCCTCGTGGCGTCGGCCGACGCGCCGGGCGTGCGCGGGGAGCTGGACAGCCCGCTGGCCGTCGGTCGCCTGCTGGACACCCAGTTCGGTCGCTACGGCCGTGCGGCCAAGGGCGCCAGCGGCCCCGACGCGCTGAAGATCGCGGGCGGCCACCACTTCCAGATGCGGAGCGGCCGTAGCGTCGTCCGGCACAGCATCGCGGCGATCGAGCGCCGGTACGGCGCCGAGTTCCGGGTGACCGAGGCCAGCGACGTGCGCGCCATGCTGGAGCGCGTGCGCAGTGAGGCCCGCCTCCCCGGCGGCTCCCTCGCGGCTTCCCAGCTCCAGCGGGTCCAGGCCGGTCGCGCGCTCACGGCGGCGGCGGGCTGGTGTGCGCCGTCCGAGATCCTCTACGACCTGTTCTCGCTGTCCTCGTTGGACGGCATGTGGAGCGGCCCGACCGTCCAGGCCAGCCGGGGCGGTTTCCAGATCCCGGACGACGGCGGCCCGGACTTCTCGGTGGTCTACGACCTGATCGGTGACGACGGGGACGTGATCCTGACCGAGTACGAGGTGGAGAACGGCGCCACCAAGGTTTGCGTGGAGGTGCCCTGCCCGGACTTCACGGACGTGCGCCTGGACGTGGCCTACCTCTGCCTCACCGGCAACCTGCTCCAGCAGCGCGGTTACCCCGAGGCCGTGACCCAGTTCAGCCAGGAGGCCACCACGGCCCTGGCCCACAAGGTCAACGCGTCGATGATCGCGCGCCTGGTCGCCGGTTCCGCCGCGCCGGTCACCATCAACGAGCCCGCCTCCTCGGACGACGCGGCGAGCAACCTGCTCAGCGCGGTGGAGCTGGCCGTCTGGGACATGCGCTACCGGCACCGTATGGCGTTCGGCACCACCGTGGAGGTCGTCCTCCCGGCATGGGTGGTCGGCCCGATCCGGGCGTCCCTCGCCCGGCGCCGGGGCGTGTCCGAGATGGCCGTGACGGACACTGAGATCGTCTCCTGGTTCACCATGCGGGGCGCCTCGGTCCAGTTCGTCTACGACTGGCAGGACGCGTTCACCGGCGGGGCGTTCGGCGGCTCCTCGGCGGCCACGGCCTTCCCGACCTCGGTCAGCTTCCTGATCTACCCGGCCGGTACCTGGGTCAAGGCGGAGCAGGACGTGATCGCGCTGGACACCATCTACGACAACGCGATGCTGACCCACAACCAGTTCACGGCCCTGTTCGTGGAGGACGGCCTGGCCGCCCTCAAGATGGGCCGGGACTCGCGGGTCTACACCACCGACGTTCAGCCGCTGGGCGTCGTGGCGCGCGACGCCTGATCCCTCCCCGGAGCCCGGGGCTGACCGGCCCCGGGCCTGGTAACGACACCGAGGAGGTGACATGGCAGGCTCTCTCGCACCCGCTCCGAGCGTTCCGGCACCCCAGCCGCTCGCCCGGCGCTACGGCCTGTTCACGGCCGCCAGCGGGCCGCTCGACCTCCCCAACCACGGGGAGGGCGGTGGCGTCCGGTTCGTGCCGGAAGACTGCGGCGCGGTCGTGGCCTACGGCGTGGCCTGCTACGGCTCCGGCGTCGGTCAGACCGAGGCCCCGGCCAAGCCGCTGACCAGTCTTCCGGACGAGGTCAATACCGGCGTGTTCGCCACGCTGGCCACCATCGAGTGCAACGCGGTGGGCTACACCCGGGCCGAGCAGACCGCGCGGCTCCTCCGTCGGCACGAGGCTGGCGAACAGGCGGCCGTGGAGCGAGCCCTGTGGAGCGGGCTCGACTTCGCGGGTGACTCGCTCGGCATCCTGACGCTGGACGGGGAGGCCGAGGACATCCCGGCCGGGTTCGATCCGGGCCTGATCACCGACGTGATCGGCGGCCTGGAGCGGTACGCCTACACCGATCAGGGCTACGGCTACCAGGCGTACATCCACGCCCCGGTGGAAGTGGCCGCATTCGCCCACGAGTCTGGCCAGGTGCTGAAGGACGGCAACCGGCTGGTCACGCCGATGGGCTCGATCTGGGCGTTCGGGGCCTACCCGGGCGGCTCGATCATCATCACGGGCCAGACCACGGTCTGGCGGGCGCGCGAGGCTTCCGTGGCCGACGCGTTCGACCCGGCAAGCAACACGCGGATCCTGGTGGCCGAGCGCGCCTACGCGGTGGCGTTCGATTGCTTCGCGGGCCGCGCCACGTTCGACCCGCTGGAGGTCACGTCACCATGACGGTTGCTGTTTGCGCCAAGCCGCTCCAGGGGTCCACGATGCGTGTGACCCGCCTGGACGAGTGCGGCAACATCGAGTTCGGGGCCGGTGCGTACGCGGTCTCGGAGGGGTTCGTCTCGATCACGATGACCCCGAACGTGGAGGATGGGGAGCGCTTCCTCCAGCGCACGGCCAACGGCTCGGCCATCGTCAACCAGCAGGGGCGCCCCCTCCTGAACTGGTACGACGTGTCCATCGTGTTCCAGGAGGTGGACCCCGAGCTGTTCACGCTCATCACGGGTCTTCAGCCGTACATGGACGACCAGGACCGCGTGATCGGCTTCCCGGTCACCGAGTCCGACTACGCCACGGCCAACTTCGCCCTGGAGGGCTGGATGGGCAATGCCGAGGAGGCGTGCGGTGGCGCGCTTCCCTGGTACGGCTACAACCTGCTCCCCTGGGTCACCAACGGTGCGCTGACCGAGGATCTGGTGATCCAGAACGACCTGATCACCTTCACGGTGGCCGGTCGCACTCGGAAGGGCACGCCGTGGGGCGTCGGCCCGTATGACGTGGTGCTGGACAGCACGTCTACCCCGTCGCCGCTGTTCACGGCCATCCCGGACGACACGCACCACCTCCCCATCTGGACGCAGCTTGCGCCGCCGGTCGCCCTCTGCGGCGCCCAGTCGCTCAGCTCCTGATCCGGCTCGGAACGACGAGGCCCGGCGGGTGACCGCCGGGCCTTGCTCGGATAGGCTGACTGTTAAGTGTCAAGGGAGGTGCGGCCATGCCGCTGAACACGGCGGGTATCAACGCGGTCCTGGACCAGGGCAACGAGGTGGTCATGTGGGTGGCCACCGGCGGTGGCCAGACCTCTGGGGACCAGACCAGCGCCGAGCGGCGCCAGGTCACGTTCTCGGTGGCGTCCGGCGTGCTGACCGCCAGCAACGTGCCGTTCGACTTCACCGGCTCGGCGGGCGCGGCGGCCACCAACGCGCTGTTCTTCAGCGCCAGCACGGCGGGCACGTTCTACGGCTACGACGCGCTGGCCGGGGACCAGGCGTTCAACGCGGCTGGGGAGTACAGCATCACGGCCCTGACCGTCACCGGCTCCAGCACCTGATCCCGTGAGCAGGGTCAACCTCTGCCCGAACCCGGCGGCCAAAGTCGATCTGACCGGCTGGTCCGGCTCGGCCACGGCGGTGCGCGCCACCGACTTCCCCGCCTACTGCCCCCGTCAGACCGGCGTGCGCGCCTCCACCGGCGGGTTCCTCCAGAGCCCGGCGGCCCCGTGCTCGGCGGGGGACGTGTTCACCGTCTCGTTCTACATGCACAACGGCTCGGACGCGTTCCAGTTCAACCGCACGGTCTACATCGGCTACACCCGCTCGACCGGCGGGGACACCTTCCCCGAGACGTTCAACACCGCTGTCCTGGGCGACATCGGCGCGGTGGGCCGCGCCAGCTTCACCACGGCGGCGGCCCCGGCCGATGCGACCGGCATATACGTCATCTGGGACTCGCTCGCGGCGGGCCTCGGCATGACGGCCGTGCTGCTGGAGAAGGTCAGCGCGCTGGACGTGTACGGGGACGGTGACGTTCCCGGCTGGGTCTGGGACGGCACGGCTGGCGGCTCCAGCTCGACCATGGTCGCTGAGACGCTGTTCAGCGGCCAGGAGCCGGTCACCCACAACCAGTACGACTCGACCGTCTACACCCTGGGCAGCTACATCACGGCGGCCGTGGCGGGCACCATCACGCACATCCGCCGGTGGTCCCCGAACACCTCCAGCCAGCCGAGCGGCGCCACCGTCAAGGGCGCCCTGTTCGATTGGAGCACCGGGACCAAGCTCACCCCGAGCACCGATGGCGCCTTCACCTCCGGGATCCAGGACTGGTGGGACTACCTGGAGCTGGACACGCCCATCCATGTCTCGGCGGGCGCCCAGATTGCACCGGCCATCCGCACCGAGGCGTACGCCTCCAGCAACGGCGCGAGCACCCCGTGGCCGATCACCAGCGGGGACCTGAGCGCGGCTAGCAGCGCCGGTCGGTTCAACGACCAGGACGATCTCGATCCGTCCGTGGTGTTCCCCACCAGCTCGTTCAACAACGCGGGTTACTGGGTGGACGTGGTGTTCGTCCCGGACTCGGGGGACGTGCCTGCCGAGGGCCAGGCGGCCCTCGGGCTCGGGCTCGCGGTGGCGAGCACCGGCGCCGCGCCCGCTGAGGGCGCCGCTGGCGTCGGCATCGGGCTGGCCGTAGCCTCGCAAGGAGCGGCGCGCGCCGAGGGCCAGGTGGCTCTCTCGCTGGGGCTGGCCGTCACCTCCACCGGCGCCAGGGACTCCCTCGGCGCCGCCGCGCTCGGGCTGGGCCTCGGCGTGGCGGCGGCCGGGCACCGGCTCTCCCAGGGCGCCGCCGCGCTCGGGCTCCGGCTGGCGGTCGCCACCCAGGGCCGCAACGGCCAGAGTGGGCGGCCCGTCTCGTCCTTCCCCTGGGCGCCGCGCTCGGGCTCGGGCTTCCCGTGGGCACCCCGGGCTGTAAAGTCCTTCCAGGAGGTGACGGAGCCATGACGAGGACGATCCCCTGTTCGTGGGACGTGGTGACCCCGGACTGTTCGGGCTGGGCCGACTACGCCCAGGAGACCCAGGACAAGGCCCTGTGGCTGGCGTCCACCTTCTTGTGGGCGGCCACCGGGCGCCGGTTCGGCACGTGCCCGGTCACGGTGCGCCCGAGCCAGAGCCCGTATCAGCCGTGGCTCTACCGGACGTTCCCGCTGATCCCGGGCTCGGGCACCTACCAGGGCGGCCCGTTCCTGTACGGCGGCCGGTGGTTCAACGCGGGCACCGTGGCGGCCTGCTGCAACAACGTGTGCGGCGTGGTGCTCAACGGCCCGGTGGCGGCCGTGGACGAGGTGCTGGTGGACGGGGAGGTGGTGAGCCCGGCCAGCTATCGCGTGGACGTGGCCGAGGGCGCCTACCTCCTCGTGCGCACCGATGGCACCTGCTGGCCGATCTGCCAGAACGCGGCGGCCGAGGCCAGCGAGGTGGGCACGTTCGAGGTCACGTACGACCAGGGCGTCCCCCTCCCCGAGGCGCTGGCCATCGCCACGGGCCTGCTGGCCTGTGAGTACGCCAAGGCGCTGACCCCGGGCCAGAACTGCGCGCTTCCGGCCAAGATGACCCGGCTGTCCCGCCAGGGCGTGGAGATCGAGGTGGCGCCGCCGGTGCCGGACGACGGCAAGACCGGCATCCGGATGGTGGACGATACGATCGCCGCGCTGAACCCGGGCAAGCGCCAGGCGCCCCCGATGATCATGTCGCCGGACCTGATGCCGCGCGACCGGCGCACCGTCATCTACCCGGGGAGTTGATATGCCGGTCGCTGACCCGCTGGTGATGCCGCTCGTAACCGAGCTGCTGGACTGCTACCGCCAGGAGCTGGCCAAGCTGGCCGAGCCGCCGGTGAACATCGGAGTCCGGCCCGGCGCCACGGTTGACTTTCTCATGTCAACTGTCCGGGACGAGTGTTGCGAGGGGCTGGCCTGGGTGCGCCCGGCGGCCTTCTATCCGAACTCCACCACGTTCCCGGTCCAGGACTCCACGCCCGGCAAGGGGACGCTGGCCTGGGCCGTCACGATGGACCTGGGCTATGCCCGGTGCGCACCCACGCCGGACGAGAACTCGATCCCGTCCGAGGACGAGTGGCTGGCCGTGACTCAGGGCGTGATGGACGCGGCGGCGGCCATGCGCCGGGCCATCTGCTGCTTCATCGACGCGGACCGGGCCAACCGGCTCCAGCGGGTGCTCCCGGGCCTGTGGCAACCGGTGGACGTGGAGGGCGGGTGCGTGGGCGGCATCCTGCCGGTAACGCTCCGGGGACCGGCGTGCGATTGCGCCGAGGCGGGGCCGACCTCATCCTGAACAGCAAGCAGCCCGAGGGACTGAGAATGTCACCCCGGGCCGCCGCTCCTGTAGCTCCGACCTTACCGCCGTGGCTTCAATGATCACAAGAGGTCACGGCGGAAAAGGTCAGATCGATCAGGGAACGCGGAACGACACGATCCCGGTGTGGTCGGCCGTGTTGCCACCGATCCAGGGATACGCCAGGTTGCCGGTCGTGTGCGCGTAGAGGACGGACGTACCGTAGCCGCCGCTCGTGCAGTTGCTGGTGTGGTAGACCGTCATCGTCTTGGCCGTGTTGTTCTTGACCGAATAGGTCAGGTGCTCCAGGCCGTTGGCGCCGGTCGGGTAGCACCCGGGGGCCACGGTGGACCGGAACCAGGCGTTGCACGACTCGGACAGGTAGCACGGGTAGAGGCAGAGCTGGTTACTGGAGCACGAGCCGTTGGCCAGCGCCGGGCTCGGCGCGGCGGCCACGCTCAGGCCCGTGGCGAGCGCCAGGGCCGCCAGCAGCATGGCAATACGCTTGCGCATGAAACCTCCCGAATGGGGTAGGGATTGTGCCGAGAACCTTACAGGCATCACGTCAGGGTCGCAACCCGTATGCTGGCGGCATGGTGCGCCACCGTCTGATCATCGACCGGCCCAAGCTCCAGGCCGTAGGGATGAACGGCGCGCGCAAGATCGTCAGCAAGGTGACCCGCCGGACGTTCAACCGCTCCCAGATCCTGTGCCCCGTGGACACCGGCAACCTCCGGGCCTCGGGCAGCATGACCCTCGGGGACCGGGGCGCGCTCGTGGTCGGCCGGGTGGAGTACACCGCGCGCTACGCGGCGGCCGTGCACGAGGGGAGGCGAGCCCTCACCATCCGCGCTCGGGGCGGCGGCTACCTCCGGTTCGTGGTGGACGGCCGCGTGGTCTATGCGCGCTCGGTGCGCCAGCCCGCCCGGCGGGGCCGTCCGTTCCTGCGGACCGCGCTGCTGGAGACGGCGGCCCAGGAGGGCATGACCGTCCACCGGTGAGATGTCCCCTCAATCTGGAGTATGGTGGCACCCATGACTGAACAGGTGGCGGCCGAGCCCGCCGAGGAGGAAGTGACGATCCCGGAGGTAGAGGTCCAGTTCATGGGCCGGGGGATCTGGACGCACATGCCGACCCCGGAACAGCTCCTGGTCTGGGACCGCACGGTCAAGAGCCTGACCGAGGCGCCGCCGGACGAGACCTGGACCGGCTCCCAGGTCATGCGCTCGCTGGACCGGCTCCGGCGGATCGTGGACACCATCCTGGTCAACAAGGCCGACGTGGAGTGGATGGACGATCAGTTCCTGGACGGCACGCTCACGTTCAAGGGCCTGGCGCCGTTCATCGCCCTGGTGGTGGACGGGTTCGCGGATGCAGCCGAGGAGGCCAACGCGACCAGCAACCGCGCCGCGCGGCGCGCCACCAAGTCCGCCAAGCCCGCCAAGAAGGCGGCCCGGAAGAAGGCGACGGCATGACCGTGGAGAGCTTGGGCCGGGAGCAGGACCCGGCATTCATCCTGGGCACGGCCGAACACGCGGCCCGGCTCACCGAGGGGCGGCACCCGGGCGTGGTCACGGCCATGGCCTGGCTGGCGTTCTCCCACCTCCCCGAGCCGCTGAGAGCGTTCTCCCGGCCGCTCTACCAGACCGGCGCCGAGCTGGTGGCCACGATCCGGTCCGACTCGGCCGAGCTGACCACGGCGCTGAACAAGCTCGTGGAGGCCAAGGACTGGGCGGTCCGAGCGGGCATCCGGGACCAGCAGGGCAAGCCCGGCCCGGTGCCGCGCCCGGCCACCGTCGTGGACCCGCCGGTGGGCAACTACGGCGCCGGTCAGCCCCAGCCGCGCCCGATTGCGGATCGGCCCCAGGCATGACCGCCGGGGACGAGGAGTACCGGGTCACGACGATCGAGGGCCGTACGATCCGGATCGACGTGCTGGGCAAGGGGATCGAGGTCTCCGACGGCCATCACACGTTCGAGGATCTGTACGCCCACCGGCTGGCGCTGACCGCCGTGCTGGCCGCTGCGGCGGCCGGGGACGGGGACTCGTGGCGGTCCAAGGCCCACCACCCGGACGATGACCCGATGTTCGAGGGCGGGTATTTCATCGTGGGCATCCGGCTCCCCACCGGCGTGATCACGTACCACTACAAGCTGAAGCACTGGGACGAGTTCGCGGCCGTGCCCGAGCTTCCGCACGCCCCGAAGTGGGACGGCGCCACGCCCGAGGACAGCGTGACCCGCCTGCTGGAGACCGCCCGGCTGGTGGCCGGGCGATGAACTCGCGGGGGAGGAGGACCCAGCGCCGGGCGGCCGAGCGCCGGGCGCGCAACGCTGAGCGCGCCATCCTCCTCCCCCTCCAGCGTTCGTTCCGCGTGAAGAGGAAGAAGCGCCGTGGACGTTGACCCGGTTGCGTCGATGCGCTGCTGGGCCATCACCATGGACCTGGG